CGGGTAGTCCACGAGCCTTCGCATAGTTGGCTGCCTCAGTCTGGGCTTCTGCCCAGAACTGCGGAAGATTGATTGACTTACGGTTCTTGCACTCCAGAATATAGGTCTGACCTGCGATGATGGTAACGATGTCACCTTCATCATTAGATCCCGCCTTGGCTAGGCGTTCAGCAAAGTGTCCCAGTTTGCGTAAGTATTTCATTACATCCGTCTCAAACTTAGAACCCTTAGCCTTGTTATATGAACTCATAAAACCCTCGATAGATTTGAGTTATAGACCATTCTGCCGTAAGCATCGCTGTCATTGATATGACAGGTAGCAAAGTTTACGAAGAGTCCTACGTAATCCTTGCCGTCAGCTTGGTGTTCTCCAAAACGATTCTTGACTGCTGCAACCCGAAGCGTATGCTCAAACGGGTTGTAGCCAAGAGTAAGTATCATCGCGGGTAACTGGCTCACCTTGCCGTGAATAGCACGACGTGCTGGTGGTTCAGTCATATCCTTACCATACTCACTCTGTTCTGATACGTGGTGCAGAACAAGCACACAGGCTTCTGTCTTGCGTGCCATATCGTGTAGCTCCATCATTATTTGACGTAAGCCTGCCCACTCATTATCAGATTCAGCGACGACGTTCATCAGGTTATCTATGATAATCAGTTGTGGACTGATCCCATAGAGTTCAATGTAGGCCTTTACCTCTGCCTCAATATCATCAAGGTTCGGTGATGAATCAAAGACCCACTGTATATGTGATATGTCCTGTAGGTTCTCATCATAAGCACCAGTATTGATGCTGATTTGATTCTCTACAGTTTCTTGGGTGTGACCTGCTAGATGTGCCGAAGCACGTAGCATCACAGTAGCGGCATCAGTATCAGCCGAGAAGAACAGAGTAGGCACCTTGGCCTTGATAGCATACACAAGAGCGAACATAGACTTTCCAGCGTTAGGTGCAGCGGCAACCATACACACTTGACCGCGCCGAAACTTTATGCCCTTTTTGTCTAGGTCTTTCCACACAGTCGGAAGTGGCTGCGCCAATGTATGTGCAGTCTTCCAAGCGCGGTCTAACCTAAGCACTTTCCTCCCGTCGTAAAACTATATTTCTCTGTCTTCTTATCCGTTTACGGTCGTACTCTGAAAGTCCACCCCAGATTCCGTAAATCTCATTGTTGATTCCGTACTCTGCACAGTCAACTTGATGCTCACAGTTGTTACAAATACTTCGAGCGTAAACGGCTTCTGGAGCTTTTCCAAGTCCTTGTTCAGGAAACCAGAAGTCGCCACCTGATTGAGCGCAGAGAGGATTCTCGTATTCACGAGGCTCTCGCATACATCTAGCGAACCCAGATAGTTGCACACTTGTCTACCGCACCTTTAGGTGCAGCACACATATAACCTTTCCAAGGACCCTTAGCACTTACGCCTTCTTTGTAAGCCATCGGTCCGTGTTTACAGACATTACCACCAGATTGTGGTGCAGGTGCAGATGCTACTGGCGCAGCACTACGTACGGGCGCAGCAGTTCCAGCGCCTCCAAATGATTGACTAACGCTTCCAATGAGGGCAGAAAAGTCTTGCGCTGCTGTAAGCAGAGCTTCTAATTCCTCCTTGTTAGTAGCATACAAATTGATAAGTGTTCCATCAGGTGCTTTGAAGTTTACTTGAAACTTCGTTGACTCTGGTGCAGCCATTATTTATCTCCAGTCTTTTTGACGGAAAGCCTTGCGCTTTCCTTTCCTTGTTTCATCGGCACGAAGCCTAGTGCTTTCTCCACTGCTTCCTTGTCGATGGTATTACTCTGAACAGTAGACCACTTGATCTCATATCCAGTAGTAGTAACTCCAGTTTTACCAAGCAACTTATCGCGTAGTGCTTGCTTCTTTTCTTCTAATGTTTTTATTTCGGTGTCTATCTGCGTGTAATGCAACGCATCCATCGCAGCTTCAAAGTCATCAATCTGAGGTAACTCAGACTTGGTAAGTCCTTTTTTTATACCAACGCATCCCATCTCACCAGAGGCATCATAGAACTTGCAGTAGCTGGCACAGTAACTCTCGTGTCTTTCAGGCGCGGGAGCTTCCTGTGTAGTCCGAATAGCTTCTAGCCAATTCAGAGCCTCTAGTGCGATGGCCTCGTCATATGGTTCGGAGTGAACAAGGATATCCCGCTCATCACCGTCACGAGGTATGGCTACAAGATTCACGTTCTGGACCTTCCCCAAGCCAGACTTGTCAATCAGATAACCATAGACTTGTACTTGCCAGCGTTGCTGTTCTGACGGAAAGTAAGAAAGGTTTTTTACTTTCGTAGTCTTCCAGTCAACGACATCTCCTGTCCCAGGAATGAAGCAATCAACGTGTGCCTTCATACCGCCGTATTCGACAGTCTTCTCCAGAAGTACATCTTGATTGTTGGCAAGCGCATTCTCTATTGCAGCGTGAATGGCAGTCCCCATAATCGCTGCGAGTTTTATCTCGTTGTCATTGGTTTCAGGTTGATTATTCAACCGATACCACACCTTACGTCTACATCCACCTAGCTCTGATGGACCAATTTGAACCTGCGTGGACCTGCCGCGCTTGTTCTCTTTCTCGTGAAGAGCCTTTACAAGTAGTTCTTTTATATCCATATCAGGCCCCTGGGATGTATTCGCGTGTGAACCAACGAGTCAATGTTACATTGAAAAACAAAAAGTTCAACTGAAACACTTTTGCTCTCCTAATGTGTATCGG